GTCGGGCTGGTCGGCGCCGTGGCCGCCACCGCGCTGCTCAGCTTCACGCCAGCTTTCGAAGGCACTGAGCTGTCCACCTACCGCGACATGGGCGGCGTGCTCACGTACTGCACCGGCGCCACCGAGAACGCGGCCTGGGGCAAGTCGTACACGCCCGCGCAGTGCCGCGCCCAGCTCGACCGCGACCTGGAGCGGCACGCCGCCGGCATCGCCACGTGCATCCCGCTGGCGCGCCTGACCGATGGCCAGAAGGTCGCGTTCGTCGACGTCGCCTACAACATCGGCGTGGCCGGGTTCTGCGGCTCGAGCATGGCGCGGCGCACGAACGCTGGTGACATGGTCGGCGCGTGCAATGCGCTGCTGCTGTGGAACAAGGTCGGCGGCAAGGAAGTGCGCGGGCTCACGCGCCGGCGCCAGGCCGAGCGCGCGCTGTGCCTCAAGGGGTTGCCATGATCCCGGCGCAGTACCGCGCGCTGGCGGCCGGCCTGGTCGTGATCCTGGTGCTAGGCGGGGCGGGCGCAGCCGGCTGGTTCGCGAACGGCTGGCGGCACGGCACCGAGATCGCTGAGCTGCGCCGCGTGCACGCCGAGTTCCGCGCCAGCCTGTCTGAGGCAGCGCTCGCCGACGTTCAGGCTGACGCTGCGGTTATCCGCACGGCGGCCGCCGAGTTCGCCGCCATTCAATCCACCCTGGCGCCGCGCATGACGGCGCTCACCAAGGAGCTGCGCAATGCGCCCAAGTTACCTGCTGGCTGCGTGCCTGACCCTGTGCGGGTGCGCAACCTCGACGCCGCCATCGACGCCGCCAACAAAAGCATCCCTCGATAGCGCGCTGGCCGCGCCGTGTCCTTTGGTAGAGCGTCCGGCCGCGCCCGATTACGACGTGTGGCAGGCCTGGTTGACCAACCTGCTGACCCAGTACGCTACGTGCGCGGCGCGCCACGCGAAGACCGTTCAGGCCTGGCCGAAGTGAGAGAGCATGGGGAAGATCGGCTTATTACTGCTCAAGGGATAGATGCGAGGAATGTAGAAAGCCGCGCCGGCTTACTGTTTTCTAACTGGGGCGCCTAGAAACAGTGCACGCCATATCACAGCCTCGGGCACGCCTTGTGTGACAAGGATTGATATAAGGCCATGAAGCGGTCTTTTGCCAATTAATTTCAACATGGCATTAACATAGGCGGCGTGGATGTAATTTTTGCGGGCGCAACGAAATCTGAGATTTGGGGGCATAGCTCTTCTCCAGAAGAATTGGCAGTGCGGAGAAGAGTCGTTAAGTCACTTCGCAGAGGCGAGAAAATCAGAGTAACACGCTCAAGCCGGGACTGTCTTTTGCGCACGTCTGCATGCCGAGTGCTCGCGCTCCGGCATCGACTGCTACCCGCGTAGTAGGCCTACCTATCGATCTGCTGCGCCTATACTCGGATTTCGCTGTTCGTCATGAAAAGACTGTTCAGGCCTGGTCGAAGTAGTGCGGCGGCGCGGGCCACTATCAACGAGCGCCCGTTCAATGACCGCCGGCGCGGTGCCGCATTGGAGTAGCGCGCGTACACCAGCGGCCAGGCCATGAGTGCCGACGATATTTACTGCCAAATCGACGTACACGGCAGTGAGGCGGTCGATTCTTTTTTTCCATGCGTCGAGTATGGCAGGGCTCGCTTAGGATTTGGGCTGTCAATGAAAATTAGGCATCATGCATTTTTGACCATGGCGTAGTCCGGACCAGGCAGGTCAAATGTTCTACCCACGTTTTAGAGCTAATCTTCAAAATTGCGAATAAGTTATCAAGCTCCTATGAGGGAGTAACCGAATTCGAGAACTGTTGCCGGTACTGTATCCACCGTGCAACTGTACGCGGAGATTTTGGTGCTATTCTTCTCGGCTCGATAGGGGGGAGTCCCCCACACTAGCAGCCAATCTTGTCATGAAAAATCTCACTTGCACACATCCGCGCGTTCTTTTCGTTGAACGTAATTTAGATGCTTGTGCGCTGTATAAATCAGTTTTTGAAGCAGTAGGTTGTGAAGTGGTCATCGCTGGCACTGGGGCTTCCGCACTCACTCTGGCACATGCCAGTGATTTCGATTTGATTTACACACCTATTCGAATGCCAGATATGAATGGTTTCGAATTGGCAACTCAGCTTAGGAAGATTGAAGGATGTAAAGACGCTATATTAATTGCGCTGACTGGCTATTCTTTTGATCAGGCAGGACCCCGTTATCGCGCCGCAGGTTTCGATCATTATTTACCCAAGCCTGCGAACCTACAGGACATCCTCGCACCACTTAGAACTCTGTTTTACTTACGCGATCCTGCGGCGCTGCTTAGTTTCGAAACTAAGTTGCGTGAATCAAACTTCACGTATTAATAGTACGGGGGATGTGTGGCGTTCCACGCGAAGTCGGTTCAGGCGTGGTATAAAAAACCGATTATGGACGGCGTTGTTGTAAGCAAAGACGCATTAAATTTGGTCTGGAATTTCTGACCGAAGCCTTATAAACCAGATTGATGGATCATCAAAAGTTGTAAATTTTTCAAAAAATTTATAGAGTTGGAGGTCGCGTCTCAACGACTTGTTTGTTGCGCTCGTCTCGAATAAAACGAAAGCAAGCTCAATATGTGATAACTGAGACGAAAGGATATCAAGATATTCAGCACGTGTTTTCGAATCGGGGGCTAGTTTAATTATCCATTCTATGAGGCCAAGCAGGGACTTGACAGACGAATCAACTACGTAGTGATTTGAGCGTAGTTCGACCCATCTAACCAATATTATATTTTCAATGGCACCGCAGTTTTCCTCGTTAAATACTTGCTCGAATCTATCGAAGTGCGGAAATTCGGCGTACATCCCAGCACGATTGAATTGGTCTGCCAACTCTGATGAGCTAAATTCCACCTTGTATTTAAGTCGTAATGCTGGCGCTCCGGTGATTACGTCTTGGTGTGACGAAAATTTAGCTGCACTTATTATCTGATGATAACTATTTAACCAGTTAAAAAATGTGCTTTGAAAATTTTGTATATTTATCGCTTGATTCTGTATTTTTAACGATTCGTTGGAGTTCTTCATCTCCTGCAAAGCGAGGCTTAATTCTCGTTTTTGCAGGCGAACATTTATCAATATCAGATAAATCGTTGCGATTCCAACCGCAGGGTTAAGTAGCCCGCCAAAGAAATCTCCGAATTGCCCCCATTTTCCAATGTCAACACTAAGTGCGTCGCGTACCCACGGTATAGGGCCTTCTTTAGCGAGAGTTGTGCAAAAATGTAATAAACTGGGAATCCAAAATATTAACGCGACTAATGAGAGTGCCCCTCCAGCAACATAAGCAATAGTTTTGAAAGCTTTATCACCACTTTCCATTAGCGTTTGAGCTTCAATAATCGCTAGATCTTCATCTATTTTCTGACCAATTCGGTTATATAACTTGCTCATTTTTTTTAATTTCTTAGTCTAGACGTTCAGAATTGAAAAGCATCAGATCCTGCAATTGCTTGCCTAATTGAGCCCATGCGTCCCGCTTTTCGGAAGCGTAGTCGTGATGTAGGTAGTGGCGGCGAACTTTACTTCCGCTGAGAACATGATTCTGGCAACGGTCGATTGTGTCAAGTGGCACGCCGAGCGCCTGCATCATGGTGGCGCCAGTCCGGCGCAGATCATGCGGGGTCCAATCCCCTGACTTGCCGCCCGCCAGTACCAGCGTGTCGTCACAGCGCCGGTTCTTCATCGGCTTACGTACGCCGCCGTCCGTCGATTTTTTGAACATCGACTGCCGATCGCCGATCTGTTTCGTTATCGACTTGGTGTCGATGTGCGATTCTTCATCGGCCGACGGGAAGCACCAGGCCGAATGCCCGGTAACAGCGTGGAGCTGCTGGAACTGGGCCAGCGCAAACGGCGATAGGTAGACTCGCATGTCGGCCACGCTGTCCTTCACGTTTTCCTTCGGGATGAACCACTCGCCGCCTTCAAGGTCGACATCGTCCCATCGAGCCATGCTTAGCTCGCCGACGCGGCACAGCGTCGACAGCATGATCCAGATCGCGCGCTGTGTCGGCTTCGCCAGCGGCCGGCGCGCGCGGCGCTTGTCGGCCGCATTCGCGAACTCGTCTTCCCCGAGCTGCAGGAGGTCGCGCAGCTCGATGATTTCAGCCGACGACAACACGCGATCGCTCTGGTTATGCATGTCGTAGTCGGGCGACACGATTTTCTCGATCTCGATCAGGTCCATCGGATTTCCGTCCGTCATGAGCTTGCGCCACGGCTGGCGCTTCTGGGCCCAGGCGAACATCTGCACCAGGCTGCTGTACAAGATGACTGCAGTTCGATTCACGCCGCGGTCAACCTGGGCGCGAAGAGCATCGCGAATTTCGTGTTCGGTCAGCACCTTGATGCCGGTCGCGCCTATGGCCGGCACTACGTAGGCGCCAAACATGCGCTTGAGCTGCGCATTGCCGTCCTTCCGCCGCACCCCGTCCTTGATCCAGGCGTCGAACATATCCTTCACGGTGAGTTCGCCCACGCGGGCAACCTCAATCTCGACAAGCTTCGCTGCGACCGCCTGCTTCTGCTCGTGGCGAGCCACCTTTTTGTCGGCACTCGGATCGATGCCAGCGGCCACCTTTGAACGCGCTGCGTCCCGCGCCGTCCGGATCGCGGACAAACTGTCCGCTGGCCAGGTTCCGCAGGAATGGTCTTTCGATTTCCCGTCGAAGCGATACCGATAGTAAAATGAGACGGTGATTCCGCCCGCCGCTTTGACCCGCACACGGCCGAGCAGGCCACCTTCGTCACGCACCGTAGTGCCGGCTTGGTCCGGACGAATCGCCTCAAGTGTTCTCTGTGTCAGCTTGGCCATTTTGAATGCACGGGGTCGGGTGAAAAGATTTTTACCCCTACAATTACCCCTACAGTTTGTCTGGCTCGTATGGTACAGCTTGGGACGACCCGGGACAACGCGAATCTACAAGTCGCTGATCTGAAAGAGAAATTTACCGCTCTTGGGATTTAGCGGGATTTCGTGGAACACTATAGAAATTGCATGGGGTGCACGGGGTCGGAGGTTCGAATCCTCTCGCCCCGACCAAAGAATCAATGGGAAAGGCCAGCTGAAAAGCTGGCCTTTTTTGTCGTTCAACGATCAGCAAGAGCATGGCGTCGTATGA